TTCCCAAAGTGGTGTTGTACTTCCTAGTGCTGTAGATCCTGAGACTCGTCAACCTTTGTTCAAGCTAGAGCTGCTGAGTACTCAAGGTGGCAAGAAGAACTACGATACAGATAAGGTCAAAGAGTATTACCGTGCCATGATTTTCATCGGCATGAACGCTGACATCCTGCTCATGGGCAATACCCAAACAGGTTCGTTTGCTCTTGGTTCGATCAAGACCAGCATGACAGGTGCTTACGTAGAAGGAATGCTCAAAAAGATTGTTCAGGTCTTCAATGATGACCTAATTCGTCAGCTTTACGAACTCAATGGATGGGATGTCTCCCGTCGTGCTCGCATGGACTACGAGGGGTTCTCGGAGATTGACCTTGAAGCGTTCTCTAAGGCTGTTCAACGCATGGGTGCAGTTGCGATGCTTCCTCGTACCCCTGACGTTGTGAACATGGTTCTGAAGCAACTTGGTGTAGATGTTCTTCCTGGTGACACAACACAAGATGAGATTCTTGCACTTTTCCCTGATTCAGCAGACGTACAGTCTCGCGCGGGTGATGGTATGTCAGAAGGTATGCCAAGCGGTACAGGAAGTGCGGTAGGTTCTGCTGGTGATAGTTCCAGTATGAATGCTGATAATTCGGCTTGATGTGTACAAGGGTCAGATGTTTGTTAAATTGTCTGACCCTTATTAAATAAACAAAGGAATAGAAATGCCTAGTATTACTGAATTTAGACTCGGGATCGATGGGACAACCACTACGGAATATAGTGACGGGACGGTTAAGGTCGGTAGCATTGCAGGATCGGTGGCGGGGGATGGGATTTCGGTGTTCACACCGCAGCAATTCAACGCCACCGCGGGCGGCGGCATCGATGACGACTCTGCTGCATTGCGAGCCGCCATCGATGCCGCTGTGGCGCACGGGAGTGGCGTTGTTGAGCTGGGGAATGGGACGTATAGATGCGCGCAGCCGATTGGCGTCAAAATTTCGCGGCCGATCTCGATCGTCGGTGAGGGTGCATGGCTTGTCATAGACCCCTCGCTGTCTGGGGATTTGCTGAGTTTCAGCAATTGCTGGTACGGCAGTGATGTTGTCGGGCTTATTGACGGCAGCACTGTAGCCGGAAGCCCCGGAAACGCCGTCAGGTGGCCCGGCAGGGGCAGTCGGAAGAGCGGAGTACACCTCCAAGGATTCAAAGTCATCGGCGACCGCGCAACCGCAGGTACGCAGAACGGCATCGTTTTCTATGACCGAAATGACGATGTTTTGATCCGGGATGTTGAAATAAACTTTGTCCGCGGGTATGGACTCGTTCTGTCCGGCATTGCGTCGAATCGGGCAGCGAATGCTGCCAGCGTCATGCGTGAGAGTCACATCGAGAATGTTCATGTTCGGTGGTGCGGGGACCATCTGACGGGACGCCCGTCCGTGGTTTTCAACTCAACGGACAAGGGTTCAGCCAGCTTTGACGACGCGTGCAACTACGTCGAAATCATCAATCTGAAAGTTATTTTCAGTGACGGGGTTGGCTTTCAGACGAACTGCTACAACCTAAACTCCAACAGCCACAGCAACAATCGCGTTCGTCTGATCCTGGATTCCCCTCAGAACCTAAGTGGAGCGTCGGTCTCAGGCAGTGTCGCCAGCATCGCTAGCGGTGTTCTGACGATTACCGCAGGGGGCGGCCACATTGGTTCGTTCTCTCAGGGTCAATACCTCAACAACGCCAATGTCCCGCTGGGCACATACATCGCTAGTCAACTCACCGGAACGGCAGGCGCGGCGGGAACGTATCAGCTGGCAAATAACACGCTGGACATTTCCACCCTGGTAGTTGCCAGCGGTGGTGCGATGGGGACGCTGCGCACAAACACCCCATGCATGCAGGTGGGCGGCGGTCACGTGAGTGAGAGCTGGGATGTTGTCATCAATGCGTCCAACACGGTCGGCACCGGAGCGTGCGGTATTGAGTTCAACCAGAACGCTCTGCACGCGAGTACCGCCAAAACGGTCCAGTGCGAGCTGGACATCACCGACGGCGCGCTGGATGTCGCCCTGATTTTCACTGTCGTCAACTCACTGGCGGTGCGCTGGAAATTGCGGCAGGCGTCCACGTCTATTACTGCGCTTGCCATCACGCAATCTGTCGTGATTGACCTGCTGCAGCGGACGGTAGGGACGGACATCGCAATCGGCGGCGTCGTCACAAATCTCCATGTGCGACCAGGCGGACAGGATGTGGTGGCGCAAGCTGATTTTGCCGCCATGAACGCTGCGAAATTTCCGAATTGTGTGCTCGTGGTGAACAACGCTGGTGTTTACACCACCTATGTCAGCAACGGCACGTCCTGGCTCGCCGTTACCTGATTTCCCATCCCCTGAGCGGTGCTCGTAGAGCGCGAAAGTGATACCTCTAGGACACCCAACGCGATCCTCGAAGGACACCACTCAGTATCTTTCTATAAAATAATTACTTCGGTATAATATGCTAATAGAAAGATACTATTTCTAAATAACAATAGAAAGGTTCTATGCATAAACAATACAAGACCTTTTCTGATACCGAAATCTTCAAGAGCACTAATCAGGAACTGCGACAAGTAACCTACATCGCAATGCTTCCTGATTCTGTTGATGAACAAGGTGATTATGTTTCTGCTGTAGAAGTACGTAAGGCACATAACTCCTTTGCTCAAAGCGCACAGAATACCAATCTCTTTCATATGCTGATGTCTGACAAGTTCTATGTAATTGAAAGCTATCTCGCGCCTACTGATTTTGAGATTAACGAAGTACAAATTCAGAAGGGTACTTGGTTGATGACCTTTCAGATTGAAGATGACACGATTTGGGAAATGATACAAGACGGTCGAATCAACGGTATCTCTGTTGGTGCTAAAGCGAAAGCTATTGACCTTGATGACGATACAGAAAAGGATGAAGAATGACCGTTGCTGTCAAGAAGGCTCGCAAGGCCAAGCGTGAACTAAAGGATATTGATTTCTCTGGTGATGCTGCTCACATTGCTCTAGTCTGCCCCGAACAAGGTGGTCCTGCTAACGGTGCTGATTTTGCTCTTGTACTCAAGGGTGGGTACAGCGCAGATTTCATCGAAAAGGCTAGCAAGGTTACTGTCACGATGTCTATCGTTGAATACCTTGAACGCTTTTACCATATCTGGTGTACAGATGCCAAGGTTCTTGCTGGTATCTTCGGTTTCGATATTGAAGACGAAGACGACAAGGAAGATATGTCGTGGGAAGAGCGATATGACAAGGAAATCCAAGAGCGAATTGCTTCGGTTCAGATCAGTAAGGCTCTGAAAGAAGGTAACGCGGCTGAAGTCCTTGCTGGTATTGATGAAAGTACGCATCTGAAGCTGCTACAAGAACAAGAGACCGTAGAAAAGGCTCTGAAGAAGATTGAAGAAGACAAACAAAAGGAAGTCGAAGATATGAAAGAACTAGAAATCCTGAAGGCTCGACTTGCCGAAGTCCAAGGCCAAGCTGAAAAGGCTGTTGAACTGCAAAAGTCGCTAGATGGTGCCCTTGTGGAACTTCAGAAGGCGAAGGATGAACTTGCTGCTATTCATGCAGAACGCCTAGAGGTTATCCGTAAGAACAAGATTCAACAGATTCAAGATGTTGTCAACGACGAAGAGCGTACCGCTGTTCTCTCGAAGGCTGCTCTGAACCTGGATGACACGGACTTTGATGCTTTTGTTGCTTCTCTGAAGGCGATGCAAAAGGCTGTCGAATCTTCGGAACTGTTTGAAGAAAAGGGTGCTGGTACTAGCACTCAGGAAACGATTCAGAAGTCGGCTGTGCAAGTCGCTCTGGAACGTATGCAAGAAGGCAAGGCTAAGTAAGCCGCTTCTTAGTACTATTTATAAAACATATAAGGAGCTAATATGCCTCTGATTGCTACTGATACTTTCCGCCTGTCGAACCTTGTCAAGCAAGAGTTCTGGCCTGAACATTCGTTCTGCCGTGATGTTGTGACCGTTAACGAAGTCGCTGCCAAGACCTACGTCGTTGGTACGGTTCTGGGTAAGGTCACTGCTACCGGTAAGTACAAGGTCTGCGTCCAAAGCGCATCTGACGGTTCGCAAACCCCTGCTGCTGTTGTGCTGCAAGACGCGACTATCGCTGCCACTACTGATACCAAGCTGAACGTTCTGGTTCGTGGTGCTGCGATTCTGTCGAAGTCGGCTATTGTTCACGATGCTTCGTTCAACACCGATACTCTGAAGAACGGTGTTTACGACGTGTTCGCGGGTAAGAACATTCTGGTTGTCGATACTCTGTAATCTGAGTTCACAAGAATACTAACTAAATAACAAGGATTACAAAATGCAAATTCGTAGTTTTGAACGTGCTTTCGAGCTTACCGACTATACGCAAGAAATCACCAGCATCCCGAATACTTGGGGTCTGATTAACGAACTCGGTTTCTTCCGTAACGAGTCGGTTTCGCAGCATAGTATTACTGTTGAAAGCAAGCAAGGCACGCTGGCTGTCCTGACCGACATGGTTCGTGGTGCTCGCGCTGCTGTGTCGAAGGACCATGTGTCTTCGCTGCGTAGCTTCCCGATTCCGCACTTCCCTTTTGATGACTACGTGTCGCCTCAAGACATTCAAGGTCGTCGTATGTACGGTACGCCTGACCAAGCTGAAACCGAAGCCAACGTCATCGCTACCAAGCTGGCTCGTCTGCGTCAAGCACACGCTGTTACTCTGGAAGTCGCTCGTGCTTACGCTCTGACGACCGGTGCGATCTACGCTCCGAACGGTACGGTCGCTGGCAACTACTACACGGACTTTGGTGTTACCAAGAAGGTCGTTGACTTCGTTCTGGGTACTGCTACTACCGATGTCATCAGCAAGAACGAAGAAGTGATTGCGCATATCCAAGACAACATTCTGTCGGGTGAAAGCGTTACCAACATCATCGTGCTGGCTTCGCCGGAATGGTTCAACAAGTACGTCAATCAAGCTGGCGTCAAGGAAGCCTACAAGTACTACCAGTCGACTCAAGAACCGCTGCGTAATCGTCTTGCTTCGGGTATGTATCGTCGCTTTGTACACGGTGGTCTGGAAATCGTTGAATACCGTGGTTCGTACAACGGTACTCCTCTGATCACGTCGGGCAAGGCTTACGCTATTCCCCAAGGTACGCAAGATATGTTCGTGTCGTACTTCTCGCCGGCTAACAAGTTCAGTCACGTCAACACCCTGGGTGAGCAAGTCTACGCTTTCAGCACCCGTGACCTGAGCGATGAAAAGATCACTCTGCAAACGGAGAGCAACGCCCTGCATCTGGTGCGTCGTCCTCAAGCGGTTGTGGAGCTGACTTCCAGCAACTAATGTTGCGGACTTCTAGCAACTAAGCTGATGAAGAACCTTTGGAAACAGAGGTTCTATCTTAGGGAGTACATCAGTATTCTTTGCTTGTATTGGCAAGGAATGCTGTTGTGCTTCTTTATTAGAGTACCCGAGTTCTATACTAGAGTCTTCTAATAAAGGAGTACAGAGTGATTAAAGAAGAAGTGCTTACGACTTGTATTCGGTTCTATAGCACAGATACCCCAGAAGAGTACGAAGATTACACAGCGGTCTGTCATCTGACTTACGAGAGTCCTTCTGTTGTATTCATCAAAGCGATGTGTGGTGATCTGAATCGAAAGCAGTTACGAAAGCTACTACTGTACCTGATAGGTAAAGGTGTTTGCACCGTCAAGGCTTATCGTTCACCTAAACATACTCTGCCTTACGCTGTAGAGAAAGACGGAGTACAGATTATTGATCTGCTGGCTCTTGCCCAGAAGCTAACCAACAAGGAACAAAATGGCAACTGCTGAAGAGATTATGCAAATCCGGTACGAACTGTCTGATACAGACCCAGCTTTCCCTTTGCTGTCTGATGCTGAATACACGTACTTCATTGACAAGAACGAAGGCTCTACACGTCGGGCAATGCTGGATTGTGCTAAGACGATTCTGTTCAAGCTGAGTATGCGACCTGACGAAACGGTTGACATCTTCAGCATCAAGGGTAGTAAAGCAGCGGATGCTTATCGTGAAGCCCTGAAGCTGTTCATCAAGAATCCTGAGTTCAATATTGCGTTGACTACAGCAAGTATCTTTGCTGGTGGTATCAGTAGGATTGACATGCAAGACAACCTTGCAAACCTCGATAACAACGCCGTTCGTACTCCTGGTCAAAGTACAACAGGATATGTGAATGTTATCGATCCTAACTCGTACTTTGCAGTATGACGTATAACAACTTCGCTGCTGCGGCTACTCGACTTATCAAGTCAGCAGGTAAAGAGTGCGAGTACAAAACGCTGACTCAAGGTGTATACAACTACGATACTGCGTCTGTTACCAATACAGAAACAAGTACGACTCTGGTTGCGTACAAGAAAAGTATCGTAGCGAATCAGTATAAATTCCCTAACCTGATTGGTAAGGAAGTAGCTGAGTTCTATGTGCTCAATGCTGATCTACCAGCAGTACCAAAAGCACAAGACAAGATTGTGTACGAAGGTACAGAGTTTGATGTTCAGCAAGTCGTTGAATACAGAGTCGTTGAAGTTCTGCATTATGTTCTGACTGCTGTAAAGGTTGGATCGTGATCGGTAGTAATGCAAAGGAAGTACAGAAGAGTGCTCTAGCGATGCAAGACCTGATTCGTTCTCGTCTACAGCGCATGGTGAACTCGTTTGTAGTCGATTGCATTGAAGCTGGTGTAGACATCAGTCCTATTGGTCCTGCTTATGGTGCTGCCGGTAGAGACAAGGTTGATCGTTATGCATACCGTCCTGGTGGTTGGGTGCAAGAACCTGGATTGACCAAAGGTAACTGGATGCTGTCTATCGGTTCTTCTAGCGGTATCAAGTTCGATCCGATGCAGAACGATATTCACGAACCTGTTCGCAAGGCTATGCAGGCTCTAGGTGGTTCCGCTGGTGCTACGTGGCAACTCGGATCAAAGCTGTACTTCGGAAACGCTACACCTTATCTGATGAACAAGGGAATCAACGTAGGTGCTCGTGCAAGAGGTGGTGGTGCTCTGGAATACGGATATTCAGATCAGGCTCCAGAAGGTGTAAGCAAACCCTTGATCGAACAGATCCAAACAGTCTTGGGGATCGGTACAAAACTCAAGGGATATTTTGACGGAACCGAATAAAGGAAAACATGGACCCTATTCTTATTGCAAAGCTACAGCTTGAGAAGCGTCTGAGGGATTCCTTTCCTACTTTGCAGATTGCACTAGAAGGAGTAGCCTTTACTGCTCCAGAAGCAATGCACCTGTACTGCAACTTCAACATATTCGATCCTGACGATAGTACGCTAGGTTCTAGGTACTACAGGGAGAATCTTGAGTTCGTTGTGTACGTATCTGCACCAAAGAATCAAGGGACCGGTCCTGCTCTTACTCAGGCTGGTCTGATTCGACAGGCTTTCCCTCGTGGTCTAGCCCTAGATGTTGACAATACAAGAGTACATCTATTCTGTACTCCAAAGATCAGCGGAACGATTACCGCTGGTTCTCGGGTAGTGATACCTGTAACAATTCCTGTAACGGTTGAAGTGCTAGATTGAGCACAACCTACAGGGGATAAATCAAAACAATATAAGGATGATCTATGCCGATTTCTACAGGTATTAATAAGCGCGTATCGTACAAGAAGGAAGGTACGTGGGGTACTCTTGCTGGTGCTACCGGTGCGCAAACCCTGCGTCGTACAACCAGTACTTTCAACCTTGAAAAAGAGTCGTATCAGTCTGAAGAAATCCGTACGGATTATCAGATTCAAGATTTCCGTCACGGTACTCGCTCTGTCTCGGGTTCGCTGTCGGGTGAACTTTCTCCTGGTTCGTACAAGGACTTCCAAGCTAGCGCCATTTCGGGTGCTTGGGCTGCCGGTGCTGCTCTGACCGCCCAGACTCTGACAATTGCGGTTGGTGCTCTCGTTGGTGGTGTTCAGACGTACACCATTGGCACTACTCCTGGTAACTATCTGACCGCCGGTTTCAAGATTGGTGACGTACTTCGTATTACGGTTGCTGCTAATGCCAACAACCTGAATAAGAACCTTCTGGTTATTGCTCTTACCGGTACTTCGGCTACCGTTGTTGTACTGAACGGTACGAGTATGACGGCTGAAACGACAGCAGCTACTTCTGCTTCGATTTCGGTTACGGGTAAGAAGGTCATTGCTCCGGTTTCGGGTCATGTGGATGATTCGTACACGATTGAAGAGTTCTACGCTGACATCGCACAAGCTGAAGTTTACGTAGGTAACAAGGTCAACACGATGTCGCTGGCTCTGCCTGCTACGGGTCTGGTGACGACTGAGTTTGGTTTCATGGGTAAGGACTACGGTACTGGTTATCCTTCTAGCACTGCTTACTTCACCTCGCCTACTGCTCAAAGCTCGTCGGGTGTTCTGGCTGCTGTGAACGGTTTCCTACTGGTCAACGGTACTCCTGTTGCTCTGCTGACGAACCTGAACATCAATGTAAACCGCAATATGCAGGCTGCTACGGTGGTCGGTTCTAATTCGGCTGCTGACATCTTTGAAGGTCGTATCGTTGTTGACGGTGATTTCTCGGCGTACTTCCAAGACGGTACTCTGCGTGACTACTTCATTAACGAAAACGAAGTTGCTATCGTTGCTGCTCTGACGACCGGT